ACCCCGAAATGCAGCTCTTTGGCGTTAGCAGCTGAAGCTATAGGCTTAACAAACTTAGGTAGGTTTTCATAATAACGTTCCGTCATTTCAAATAGAGCGTTAGTTGATTCACCGTCATGAGTTAGGATAAATGCCCTTACACCTTTGTTGTGCGTGGTTTTGTGTATAAACCTTCCGCCAACATAAGTGCTAGCACCTTGTTGTCGTCCTTTTAATATTATCGCCCTAACCTTGCCGGTATCTTTTATTTGTTGCTCAAGACGTGAGTGTATATATTGTTGAGCATCATTAAGTATCAGCGACTGGAGTCCACAATCTTTAGTTCGTATGCGTAAGCAATTACGTGAATAAAAATCAAAGTCATCTTTTAGGCGTTGGCGTTGATCACTCAAGAGATTCTAGCCATTCTTCTTGTGTCATCTCAACGTTAGTTTGTGCAACCTCTGATTTATCCTTCCAATCGAAATTGTTTTTAAGGTTGAATATAAGGCCGGTTACGTTGTTACCGTATAATTTCTTTTCTAGGTGGGCTTCGATTCTAGCGCGGGCTTTCTTTATTGTGGGGAAGAATTCATCTTTATGTGAGTAGTTTACTATGGTTTTTCTATCTACATTTAGATGTAAAGCAAGACCCGCCATAGTGGGCGCAAAAACCTTTTGCTCTTCACCGTCTTTAAGGTTAATTAAATAAGCATCATCACTAAGAAAGAAGTTTTCTATTTTTTCTTCTAGCTCTTTTGCTGATTTAAATATAGGCGGCTGTCCTGCCGTTTTGTTTTTGGGTGTGGATTTCTTTGTTGTTTTCTTTCGTGCTTTCTTGACTGGCCCTTTAACTGCCTTGGTCTTTTTTTCTTCTGTCATGTGTCACCATTCCTATTAAGGTTTTTGGTTAATTGCCTCTATATAATTATAAAGGCTTGTGTTTGTGCGTTTACTTATGAATCAGGTTTATCTGTCCAAGTATTTTCTGCTGGTGTTTTATCCGTCCAAGTTGCCATTAGCGAACCTTTTTAAGTGTGATGGTGTTTGCGCCAGCGTTAATTACTTTTAATGTCGTCGATGGTAATTCAATTATATCATCATCAACACCGGTAAAAGTCCCATCCTTCAATGTCACAAACGATTCGTGTGGTCGCCACTGCAATTCTAGTGCGCCGGTTACGCTGAATGCATAAACACCTTGGGATATCGGTTCCTCTTCATTATTAGCTAAGGTTGTCATTGTTATTCTCCTACTGTCCATTCTGGTTTTTGTAATTCAGTTAATATTTCATCGTGTGTATAACTCGTTTCTGTGCCAGTCATCCAACTTATTGAGCCTGTAGCTTGTGGCTCTATTGAGCGAGCAATAAATTTTGTGCCGTTTAGGTTCTTTCTTTCTTCGCCAACAGTATGCCCGTCAAACAGCTTTACTGGTAAATCTGTATAGTCGGCATAGCTACATATATAATATTTCATAATGGCCCTATGTGTTGTTACTAAGTGCTGTAATATCGCTTTGTGAGCGGACGGAATTGTACAACCTTATTTCATCTACGGCCGCAGGCAAGTTAGTATCGGCAATCATAAAATCATTCGTATCAGTAAGGTTATATACTGGTAGTGTTCTTGTAGTTGGGTTTGCCACACCATTAACAAAAAACTCTAGCGTCCCTCCAGAGCCTGTACCTGTAATCGCAACATGTAGCCAGATGCCATCAAGGAATCTATCATCAAGTAAATTCAATGATGTGCCGTCAACTTTAAGCGTCAGCCCACCTACGCCGCGCGTATTTACTTTAAATCCTGAAGATAAATCGGGGTCGCCAAACTCCATAATTGTTCTAGCGCTTGCAATAGATGTTTTTATTCTAAATGTAATTGTAAATGGACCATCACCAATCGTTGCTACTGTGGCGCTGTCTGCGTTAGCTGTATAAAATTGGTCTACACCGTTAAATTCAGTCGCTCCTCGGTCTGGTAAATCTAAACCCGTCACTATTGATGGTGAGTTAATAGGGACTAATGATGAATCGTTACCGTCCATCGCGTACCTAAGTAACCATCCTGGCACCGGGTCAGCATAACCACCTATACCGCCTATTATCGACCTTATTATCGGCCTTCTTATTGATCTAATTATAGGTCTAGTCATTTTTTATTCCTGTTCACCTATCTTTGTATCGTAATTATTATACCAGCAACACAAACAAACACCAAAAAAAGCAAAACCGCCAGTATTTTGACGGCCTTAATTTTTGATTGTTTCATTTTAGCGATTCTCGTACGTTGGTATAAGTACCCAATAATAATGCGGATATACCCACCATCATTTGGATAGCTTCTTAATCACACCTTCAGCAGCACCACCGCCAAAGTAAAAACATAATATCAAAATAACCATCGTTGAAACGTTACCCTCTAGCAGCCTATAAAGTGTATCAGTGTTTAAATCTCTTGTTGTGAATATATCTACCACCTCAATTATAAACGTTAACACCCAACACGCAATGTATGCCGGGCAAAATGTCATGGCAATGTATCGCTGCGCTAATTTAAAAGGTTCGTACAACTTTAAAAAGGCAAGCTTGGCGTTTGATTGCTCTTCATTGGTAAATACCATAGCATCGATGCCATTAATACCAGCATCAATCACTTTATCGCTACCAAATAGTTTTGATAATAAACCCATCAAAAGAACCTTAATATAACATAGTCGATCATAGTGTTTATAGCACCTACAATTTTGCTATCAGGGTTTAACTCTAGTATATCAAGCCATAATACAGCCCCGGTTATAAATATACTAACCAGTGAGATGTAAAACTTCTTAATACTAGACCTGAGCCAGGTAGAACGAAAGGAATCATCCCCCTCTTGTTGTTTTTCCTTTAATTCGCAAAGCCTGCTGAGCAATGTGATCTTTATCTCGTTTTGCTCGGTTATTTCGATATTTTGTTCGATCACTTTGTCGGTTTTTTTGCAAAGCTGTATAAAAGGATTAGCCGCCTCCTTTACCTTATCTATTTCATTCATTGGACTAATACCCGTGTTGTGATTAATAAAAAGCCAGCGTTTAAACTGGCTATTAACTTCTAATCTTGCGCGCGTCGCTTAAAATCCAACTCTATAATTTTATCTATAGTGTCGTCTTCTGATAGTCCGCTATTTTGCACCTGCGTAAACTCTGGATGGTCCATATCAACTATAAATAAATCCTTATACTCAACCTCGCCGCTTTCGCCCTCAACTTTATCAAATAAAGGCCGAGAACCCTTGTTGTTAAGTCGAAGCCTGGTTGCCTCGTCAGGCCAAAAGCTAACTGTGTAGGCCAGTGTATTAACCGTAATGCTTTTAGTGTAGTGCGTTAAGCCCTCATTAGCCTCGCGGCTCTTTTGTATGTTTTCGCTTATATTTCGCACTACAACTGAAGCGTCGCGATACTCCCAGCCCAGCTTGTCTACTATGCGCGCTTTAAATGTTTTTACTTTAGTCATATTTAATACTCTTTAGTGGTTAGTAATTTGCGTTTGCTACCGCTTCTTCTTCTAAGCTTTCCATGTTCATATTGTCAATTAATAAACCTTCCGGCAAGTCGTCACCTTCAATATGCTCAGGTAGGGGCTTGTTTACTTCTGCCTGCACCCTTTCAGCCTCAAGCTTATCACCTAATACGCTAGACAACCCGCTAATCTCACAAACCTTTTCACCTACACGCTGCTTAACGCACGGGTCAGACTCGATATGACCTAAATCTTCAGCCCATAAATCAATTAAATCATCATCCTCAAACCCATCCATATCAACAAAGCGCTCACCATAGAGGGCAATGCCATTATCAGCAGCGTAAAAACACATTTCTTCGTGCGTTTCACAGTCTGCCACCATTTCTTTCATCTCTTT